GGCTGTGCAATAGAGACGGGCAGGCTCGCCAGTCTCTGGATCGTAGCCTAATGCTTCAAGCAGTTCGCCGTTAGACTGCAAGGCAGTGATGAAGATGCTATCGGTTGCAAGGCTCATTGTATCGCGTGTGATTTGTTATACATTTATTCTTTCATAATCTTCCCCTGGGGACCATCGGGCGCGTGCCCTTTGCTGCGCATTGGAGTGCCCGATGGGGAACTATCCCAGAAGTTGAGCGAAGATAGAGATTTAGCCGCCGATCTCGTTAGAAGATGCTGGCTCGACGAGCTTGAAGATCTTGAAGGCATTGGCGAGTGCCAGGTTGGTGAGCGACCACTTGGTGTGGAGCACGAACTTGGTCTCGTTGCTCGATGCGAGAGTCAGAGGATCGATGGTGAAGCGAACCTCGCCGTGCTGGTTGGCTGCGAGGTAGTTCCAGCAACCCATCTCGAGGCGGTATTCGCCAGTCTCCTGAGTGTTGTCCACCTTGGTATTGATGTACTCGGTAACGTAAACGGGATCGCCGTCGATCTTGCCGTTCTCCATAATGAAGCCACCCTGACCTACGGCCTTTGGTGTAGTCTCCAGCAGAGCGCGGGTCTTGTTGTCGCAGACGTAAGCGAATCCGCTCATGTCAACGCCTGTAGCAGCGATGAGAGCCTTCTGCTCCTTGATGTTCTTGTAAGACACCTCGAGCTCGGTGAGGCTTGCGTTCTTGAATGGACCAGCCAGTCCAGTCCAGTTGGCGGGGCTGAAGGTCTTCTTGTTCAGGTAGCGCATAACAGAGAGAGCCATCTGAGTCTGAACGAATCCCGCGAGGTCGAATGTGGCCTCGTCGATGGCCTCGTTAGTCACCTTGATGGTGATACCAGATGGGTAAGGGATGGCGGTCTTGTTGTCGAAGTCGATGTCCTTGTCGTTCAGGGGAGCAGCCTCGGCACGCTCCTCTACCTCCACGTTGGTGGTAGCATAAGGCCACAGCAGGTTGCCTGTCACGCCGGTCTGCACCTTCATGCCTACCTGGTTCCAGATAAGACCCTTCTCCAGCAGGGGCAGCAGTCCGAAGATGGTGGTTGCCTGAGCACCTGCGCTCACGATGTTGTTCTTGTCGCCTTCGGTCAGGACGGAGAGGCTGATCTCGCGGGCCTGCTTGTGGTCGATGGCATCCTTGGCAATCTCGCGCAGCTGCTCGCCGATGCTCTTATTAGGAGCTGGCTTCTCGAGTGCCTTCAGCTGAGCCTCGCGCACCTCAACCTCGAGCTGGCGGCTGATGTTCTTGTACTCACGCTCAAGCTGAGCAGCTTCCTGCTTCTGAGCGTCTGTCAGTTCACGTACCTGTGAGAGTTCTCCCAGGCGGTCGGCCTTCTCGCGGAGAGTGGCCTTCAGTTCGTCAATCTTTTTCATTTTCGAATCGATTAAAAAGTGAAACTTATGTTAATTAATTGTTGTCTCGATTTCGCGCTGCATCTGGCGGAGGTGGGCGCTCATGCGGGCCTGCTCGGCCTGCTCTTCAAGCTCGCGCTCCTTGCGCTTTTCTTCCTCATCCTCGCGTGTTTCCGGATGCTGCTCGCGGTAGAGTTCGCGCACACCCACCGAGGTGGTGGGGTAGGCGGGGTTCATTGCCAGGGTGAGTGCCGTCACTCTCTCAAAAGCGGTGTGACGGATGACGTACTCAGTCTTTCCGTCAGCTGCCTGACGTTCGGACACCTGGTAGTCCTTGGGGTAGAACTCGAAAGAGCAGCCCTTATACGTTCCATTGGCCGTGAGTGCTTGCGCACGTTTGCCGAGGTCGCAGTCTGGCACGTCTGCCTCAAAATGGAGGCCGTCTTCTCTGGGCTCAACGCGCAGAGAGTTTGGTGTTCTCGCAAAACTTTCATCTCTGTTGTGCAATAGGTTCAGTGTCATGTCCTGCTGGGCGATGAAGTCGGGGGCGATGCACGACTTGGCAATCACCTCGATCTCGCGGTAGTCAGAGCCTTCCCACAGCACCGTTTCCTGTTCGGTGACGATGGCAACGCCCTCGATAATGTTGCCCTTGCCGTCAGCTTCGCGGACGGTCAGCGAGCCGGCGCAAAACATTTCGCGCTTCTCTGATGGGCTGATGTGGTGTTTCTGTTCCATATCTCAATGTTTAATTGTTCTACTAATCGGTCGTTTTGCCGTTTTGGGTTTACTCTTGCTTTTCAGGCTCCTGCTGCGGGACTGGGTTTGTGTTCTTGGCCATCAGTGCCTTCAGCGTCATCAGGTTGGCGCTTGCCATTGGCTCGTCGCCGTTGGCCACAGCTGGCATGTCCCACTCCTTGCGCAGTTCGTTGATGGTGGCCGTGCCACTCTCCAGTCGGGCCTTGTCAACCTTTGCCTGTGTTTCCTTATCCATACGCAGTAGTGGCAGCTCACACATGTGGATGCGGCGCTTGCCGAAGTCGTCCACGCTCAGCAACTTGCGGAACATCTCGTCCTCCATCTCGCGGCTGTCTGGCGCGATGGTTCTCGACAGGTACTCCATCGTGGCGTTGGTGTAGGTGGTGTAGTGGCTGTTAGAGTCCATCATCAGCAGAGGGCGCGGGGTGGCGTAGAATCGGGCCACGTCGTCCTGCGACATGTTCAACTGTTCCACCAGCTGCATATCGGCGGCGCTCATCGAGATGTTCTGTATCTTGTCGAGCCCACGCAGCGCCACCACGTCCTTTTGATAGATACGCTCGTTGATCTCATCGGCGTATGCGTTCATTTCGCCCTTGTTCATGAGTCCGAATGCCAGTGTGCCTTGGCCGTTGGCAGGTTTCTCCTCGCCGATGATCAGCTTCACGCGGCCACCCTTGGCGGCGGTCTCCAGGCTCTGTGCCTTCTCGGTCTTAATCAGGCTCAGCGTCTCGGCTGCGTAGCGGATGGTCGACATGCCGAAGATGCTGCCGGGGCGGCGGTATGTGTTCGGGAAGTGCAGCACGTCGCTGCGGGGCACCTCCACACGATTCACGCTGCCGCGTTCGCTCTCAAAGGTTAGCGTGTAGGTACCGTCCAACTCGTTATAGCCGGCGCAGTCGGCCAGCCACAGCCTTACGGGATCGCCCATGTCGTCGCGCTCGATATACACAAAGCCATTTCCCTCCATCAGTCGGGCGATGGTTACCTGCTCCCACAGCACCGATGCCGACATCAGCGGATTCGGTTCCACCTGGAGCAGATAGTTCAATCGCTTGCCAGGTCCCCACATGGCTTGCACATAGTTTCCACCATCGAGGGTCTTTGCCTGATACTGCACCGCCATCTGGCCGATAGTCTTGGCACGCAGCTCCACGGCACGATAGACAGCCGACACGGTGAGAGCCACCTGTGGGCTGCGTGCGTGAACCACGCGCTCAACGAAAGAACCGCCGCGCACATTAGTCCCCTCGGTCTTAGTGCCGGTGGCGGGTGCTGCTTGCGCCTCGCGCTTCTGGTAGCGGAAAAGATTTGCAAAAATATTGTCCATACTTATTTGCTTTTATTATTTGTGCGTTTTGCTGTCTTGGGTTTACTCTCCGTTTCCCATAACTCTCTGTGCTGACTCAGCCATTCGGCCTGACCTTTCAGCGTCTTGTAGGATGCCCCGCCCAGGTGCTCAACAATTGGGCGAATATCCACGTGCAAGCCCTTCAGCCTTGGGCGATGGCTCAGCACGTCTTCCAAAAGGCTTGCACCCGTGTCATACCAGTTGCGCCTGTCGTTCTCGTCGGGATGCAGCATCCACGAGCGGTCGGGGTCGAAATACCTCACGCCCTCTGCCTTGAACTTCGGGACGTTCAGATAACACAGCATCGGCAGAATCCTGCCCATGCCGAACTTATTGCCCCGCTGCTGCCGCTGCACGTAGGCCGTGAAGGAATATTCCTCGCGCCACATCTGCCGGATGTCGGCCTTGATCAGCACGTCACTCTCCACGAGAATGAATCCATCCGGCAGCAGGTCGAACAGCTTGTCAACGGTCATCATGTGGCAGTCTGAGCCCCAGCCGTTTACAGCAGCATGATCCTGCAAACGATTCGGGAAAGCTGCCAATGTGCTCTCGAAGTCTATCACCTGACCTTTGGTATTGTCTATCACCTTCAAGCCTCTCATGCGCCGCTTGAACGGATGCGCCTCGATGGTGCGCTCCGGCATCCCCTCGCCTGCGGGCCACGTAACTTCTCTCGAATTATCGAACACCACAATGGGCCAGTCTATACCCTGCTTCCTAATCGACAGAATGCAAGCCTCGGTCAGTTCGGGGGTGTTGAAATTAATGATTGCGATGGTTTGTTTCATACTTCTGGGGAATATTTGTCGTTTACAACTAACTGCATCAGGAATTGCAACGTGTTCTCGCGGTGGTTCGCGTTCCACGTCTCTGGGATGATCTGATACGTCTTATCGAGATACTTGATACGGCTGCGCTCGTTGAAGCACGTCGTGTATCTCATGCGCACAATCTTCACCGCGTACACATCAAGACTGCCTGCATTCATAGCTGACTTGCCTCGCTGATAGTCCACGTTGGCATGAAGACAGCCAACCTCCTCCCACTCGACACCCGCCGAGTCAATACCATACTTACCCACCTTCGCCTCCTTACGGTTCAGAGGCTGAATGATTTCGTGTAAAAATCCTGCAGAATATCCCATAATTATCGCTTTTACCATTCGGGCGATATGGCTTTAAGGGT